TTGAGCTACCTCAACACCTTGCTTGTATCTTAAATTCATGTAAAGATCAAGTTCTTCGTCAGACTTAGGAACTACAGCTTCATCAAAATTAAAAGCATTTACTCCTGTATTATCTTTTATAATTTTTAAAGGCTCATAAGCAATCATGTCTGCCCTTAGTTCATTTCTAAAGTTATCTCTTTCTATTGTAGAGAATTGATCTACAGCTTCAGCTTTAATATCGTATAATCTATTAGATATACCATTAACTACTATGTCAACAAATTTAGGAATAATTGGTACTGGTGTCCAATCTAAATTCAGATAAGAAAGATCTCCATTTATAGATAATTCATTCTTATATTTTTCTACTGGCTGTTCTCCCCTTGCATATAATCGCCTGGTTAAAAACTCCGATCTTATCTCTCCATATAGAGAACTTCCGTAATCTCTTGAAAACCATTCAGACTCTATTGCTCTACCTACACGAAGGCCATATTCTAAACTAGCTTTTTCTTCATCTGGTGCAAATTGATTTGGAAACCCACTCCCAGAATTGAACTTTGGTTTGTTTATCATGTTTATTTTATAATTGCGCTAACAGAACCTTTGTTGCTGTATTTTGCAAAGTTAACATTTATTTGATTATGTTTTTGTATGTTTGTCCGTTGCTTACTCTGGTTTGCCATAATAGCAAAGCCTGAGCTTACTGTAGCATCAAATCTTGTTCTATTATTGATGTCATAATTAGCCCAGTCAAGTAAAGTCCTGTTAAAATACAAGTTACCACAAGAGCCATAATCTAAATTATCTATATCATTTATAACTCCAACATGGTTTTCTATATAGCCCTCTATAGCTTCTGCATGCACAGATATAACTGCTTGAGAAGATGGTATACCGCCTAATTCTTTTTCTGATTTAGATAAATTGTTTCTATGTTTATCAGGTCTGTTTAATGAAAACCTTCTATATCCTCTATCTTTTAAATAGTATAAAAGCCTGGGTTTATTGTTTTCAACAAGTATAGGCATGCCATAAAAATGTAATGCCATCAAAACATCTTCATAAAATATTTCAGCAGTTGGAGGTCTTGATATATATTCTAAAAAAAAATTGTTAGTTGGACCGTCATCCATGTGAAACTTAGTCATGCCATGTAAAGCTCCTTTAGAGCCTCCTCCTCCAACAGTTCCTGAAATATCATAAGAGTCACAACCAAAAGAACCCATGTGCGCGTTACCTGGTATTTTTAAACTTCCTTTTTGAATTACATTATTCATTACATTACTTGAAGGGATCCATGACACAAAAAACCTACCCTTATTGTCTGGAGCCCATATAACTTCTGTATCTCTTTGTCCGTTTTTCCAATAGAAATTACCTCTGTATATATTGCTTTTAATTGCAAAAGAATCATTATAATCTATTTGCTCATATATCTTACTCAGATTAAATATTGTATTTTTTGATTCATCTCTAAAAGCATGTGATTCTGTTTTTGGAAACTGTCTATAAAACTCATTTAAAGCGTCTGAATCGTTTTTAAGACCTTCTACTTCATTATCCCAACTATCCAACACTCCTGTATCAATAATATCTCCATGAGCGTCATACACTTCTTTTTCTGGATGATCAAACACAGGATACCCATACTCGTCTATGTAGCCTTCAAAATTCCATTCCATTGGAATAAATAGACTATATAATCCAGATTGCGTCTGACCATTTTTATTTCTTTCAGAAACATCTGAATTATTATAAAGTTTTTTAAAGTTTTCTCCTCCTTTATCTAGAGCATTAGATGTGGAGCCCATCATACATTTACCTATTACTTTCGATCCAAGTCTAAGCGTTGTTTTTGTGACTCTCCAGTTGTTGAGAATGTTTTCAGGTTTCTCCCACTTTCCAGCTTCATCGTGGACAAGAAGGGTGAGTTTCTCTCCATCATAGGAGTTGTTTCCGGTATTTTTCCAGTCGATAGTGGTGTCAAGTCCGACCATTTCTTGAACCTTGGTGTTAGACTCGAGTCTCTTTCGTGTAAATTTCGAAGCGGGTACTCTGTACGCGAGTTCTGTCTTGGGGCGATCCATACCGTCTTGGATGGGTCTGAAAAAGAATGGATAATTGATCGATATTGGTACCACCTTATCTGTGAACATTTTCTTCGCATCGGCTCCAGATTTGGACAATATTCCGTACCGTGCATCGGAAGATATGGTAGCCAAGTTAACTGTCTCCGCGGATGCCATAAACGAAAAACCTGAACGTCTATTCTTGAGATAGCACATTCCGTAACACCTTGAATCTGCTTTACACGCTTCCCAATAAATAAAGAATAATCTATTGGCTTCTCTAAACTCTGGCTTCCCAACATCAATCTTGGTCCACTGCAAGTACATATAGTGAGAGCCAGTAATATAAGTGCTAACCCCTTTATTTGTAAACCAATAACCTTCTTCACGTTTTTTAAATTCATTATCTATATAGCTATGCCAATTATTTTTAAAATCATCAGGTAAATCTCTCCAATCAAATATATTATTAATTCTTTTTAATTCTTTTGGATATTCATGTCTAACCCATTTTTCTGTTTTGGCTACATCTTCTTCTTTAGGTAATGCAATAATCAAGCCTTGTATTGAATAAACTTCTCCTATTCTTCCTGTTTTGCTTATTACAACTAAATCATATTCTTTATCATAGCCATATTTCCATGACTTAGATTTGTTTTTAGACTTTAAGACTTTTTCAGGTATAACGTCTTTAATTACAGCATATAAAGTTTGTTCATACATTATTTTGATCTTCTTTCTGCAAAACCACTAAAAGTTTTATTTTCTTTTTCCAATGGTTTGTTTTCAATATAACTATTTTCTTCTTCTATTCTTGTAAGTATTTCAAAAGCATCAAATATTGCTAGCTTTTTAGTAGCTGCTGCATTTTTTAATCTATCTGCAGCTAATTCATCTTCAGGGTCTGGTTTTATAATTTCTTCTTCTGCAACTCTAATAAGCTGTAAAACAGCTTGATGACCAGCTTTAATTATTCTTTTTTTTATATCATTAATATCTTTCATAATTAATCTAAAACAGTACAAATATCAATAGCTCTCATTCTATATAAGGTCTCGTTATTTATTTGAAACTCATACTCACTATCTTTAGTAAAATTAACTTTGTCTCCTTTTTTTACACCTATTTTGTTAAGAGTATTGTTTGAATATTTGATAATACCTGTATTTGTTTCAGTACCTTCTTCATAAAGATAAGAATTTTCTTTATTAATAGGTTTTACAAAACAATATTCTCCTACAGCATTCCACTGTTCACAATCATGATACAGATAAAACTGATATGGGTCGATAAAATAAATGTTATTTTTAAAATAATTAGGAGACTTTCTAGGTCTTCCTTTCATATCATAATAAATACGAAAAATATTATGATGAACAATTAATGTATCTCCAGGCTTGATTTTACCTTTATAAGTATAAGGGCATTGTATTACTTCTGCAAACCTATTTACATTAACGTGGTTTTCTACAGTAGAGTTAATAATTATTTTTTCTCCTGCTAATTCTATCTCATTATTATAAGCTTCTCCTTTTGGTTTTATAAGGAAAAAGAATGGAGATTTCATTAGAAGTTTATATTGTACTCAATAGATACAGGTATGTTTTTATTAAACTCTTTCCATGCAAAAACCTCGTCTCCTTTTTGTATCCATACAACAAAAGACTCAGTTTCTTTTTTATAATCTATTAAGTGTATTGAATGAGTTCCGTTAAGAATATATTGACCTACTATATAGTGCATAGCACTAGACTTATAGTCTGCCCCAATAGAAATCTTACGGATTTCCATAATTATTTTTCTGTAACTTCTTGTTTGTCTTCTATAGGCTCGTAAGTTCCGTCTTGTATATTTACAGATATCTTGCCATATTTTTCTTCAAGTTTTGCTTGAAATTTACTTAGGTCACTTTGTAGTTCTAAACCTTGGTTTAAAAACCCTTGCTTTTGTAGCTCTACGTTACCTATTTGTGATGCTACTTGATTAATTTTTGAAACACTCGATTGTAATTCCTCTAAGTGCTCTTCAGAGATTTTGTTTTCTGCCATTTTATTTAATTTAATTATTATTTATTTTTTATACGTCTGTATATCCGTCGTATTTATCTAAAGTTTTTATATGTGTATAAGCTTGTATTATAGCATTATCCGCATCAGAACTAACATCTGCATCAAAACTAAAAAATTCAGATGTAATAGATTCATTTGGGTTTGCTGTTTTAGTACCAGCATCCTTATATATTCTAACACTACCACTACAAGAAAACTTAGAACTGTAAACAGTTTCGTGTACAGCTTCCTGATCTATCGTGCCATCAGAGTTATAGGTAGCTGATGAAACTAAGTTTTGCGAGGAATTAATAGACTTATTTGTTTGAACATCTGAAACCATAACATAAGCTTCTGATAAAACTATTCCTTTAAATGTGTAACTACCCTGTAATGCCATAACTAATATTTTTTACAAATATACTAATAATTATTTATATAATCATAGGCTTTTCATGCCCTATAACTACATCTAAGTGTGCGTATATTGGAATATTTACTTTAGACAAGTTATGACAAAAGCTTAAAGTTTCTGATAGCATACCGCTCTCTCCTGGAACACTAAAGTAAGGAAAAGGCATTCTCTCGTAAACACCTCTTTTAATTAACATAAAACTCATTCCTGTAAAAGACGTTTCAATAATACCTGAATTATCTTTTAAATACTCTTCTGTTATCCTTTCGTTTTTTTCTTTTTTAAAACAAGCATACTGGTTTGTGGCTTCTACTTTTGCTAATCCTGTTATAACATCCTTGTCTGCTTTTAAAAGTTTTTCAAAATGTTCAGGGTTAAATACCATATCTGAATCAATCCACATTATATAATCATAAGTAGTTTCACTAAATGGATTTAAGCAAATCTTACAAGTGCTTTCAGGGTTTATCATAAGACAGGAATATCTAGCTAAATGTACAATAGAAACATACCCATTACTAAGTTCTGCTTGAATATTATTTTTATGACAATACTTTAAAAGCCTTGTCCATGAAGTTAAAAAGTTATTACTGAAATTTCTTCCAGGTATGCAAAATATTATTTTCATTTAATTTAATTTAACACGTTTGTGGATAGCCTGTATCCACAATACCTTGATTTGTTGATATTTTAATATATGTTCTGTTACCATTACCACTTGATGATGGGGGTATTGTATAATATCCTGCTGCTAACACGCTTGTACCAGCGCTATCAGAATAACAAGTGTCTCCTGCTGTTGGATATGTTCCACTACCATCATGATAGTAGGTTTGATTCATTGTATTTAAAGTACCATTAAAATTACAATTTGCTAAAAACACACCCATTAAAGATGAGCTGTATGATGTTAAACATGTTCCAAAATTAGAAACTACCCCTGCGGTGCTTATTTGAAAAACATATTCATTCGTAACAGTAGTACCGCTACCACTACAACTATAAAGATCAGATCCAAACTCTCCTGTTTTCATCCATCTTCCTCCTACGCCATCTTGTGCTACAGTTGGTCCACAAAATTGTTTTATTACCGTTCCATTACCAATAGTTCCGTTCCAACTTATTATTACGCAATGAGTTACAGTATTAGTGCTAGCACATGCAGCCGATTTTGATGCATGCGTCATAGTTGTTGTTCCAAAGTGATAAGCAGTTGCATGCTGAGTGCTTGGAGAAAAAGCTGAAATGTACAATGTCCCAGCATCATGGTCATAACCATACCATTCTGAAAAAGCATGAGGAACAGTTGTATCAGGTCTAGAACTACTTTGTTGATTAGTAGTGTCATAAGAATTACCAGATCCATTTGTATTCCCTCCGTTTACAAGGTCATACATTGATATAGGGTTTGTTATACCACTACTTGAAGAATAGTTATCATGAACCTTTTCTTTAGATAACCCCAGCATTGATAATGTTCCACTACCCGGTACTGCCATTATTTATTACAATTACATTTGTTAGACTTTAACTCTTCTATTTCAGCTTTTAATTCTTTTATAGATTCTATTAATAATCCCGTGATTTTTCCATAATCAACACCATATTGATCAACATCTTCAGCATATGTAACAGCTTCTGGAAGTATTTCATTTAGCTCTTGTGCTATAACACCAACCTTTCTTGATTTATCATCACCTTCTTTTGGTGTGTAATAAACGCCTCTTATTTTACTAACTTTATCTAGCGCATTATCTATTGTTACTATATTTTCTTTAGATCTTCTATCTGAATATGCCACAATATCACTAGTAGCATATATAGCCCCTGTAACATATAAACCATAAGAAGATGATGTATTGCTATCCGCAACGCCTAAACAATCATTACTTCTATGATAGTAAAAATGCCACCCACTTGAAGTATTGTAATCACCACCATTACCGCCAGAATCATACATAGCATTTACTACACCACCACCATTACTCATATATATACCAGTGTAACCACCTTTACTACCATCTATTCTCCAAGTTCCATATAAACCAGCATCATTTGGATAAAAATGTGCGCTATTTGTTGATGAGTATATACCAGTACCTCCACCTAAATTAATCCATGATTGAGTGTAAATATATCCATTAGAATGAAATTGAGTATTTCCAGTATTGTGATATATATTAACATTGTCACCAGCTTCTATTTTTGTTATTCCATCACCTCTGTAAATAGTAGTAATACCGCTACCACCTGTTGTTGCCTTTAAAAGGTTGTAACCCTCTTTATTATACATTCCCATTTGATTAGTATTGCCATAAAAATAACCCAATATGTTACCACTTGTGTCTTGCATTTCAATACCAGAATCACTAGCCGAACCAGATTTTATTCTTAAATATGAACTGCTAGTTCCTAATAATCTCATGTTTGTATCTGGAAAACTAATAATACCCTTTAATGATAAATCGCCACCAGCAGTAATACTCGCACAATTACTGTTACCAGCTCTTCTAAAAATCCAACCCCTAGAAGTGTCGCTATTCATAGTAAAGTAAGTTGCCCAGCTACCAGTAACTAATCCGTAACCACCGAATGTTGATGTTTGCATAAACATCATACCATAAGTTGGCTCACTAGCTGATGAACCACCATAAAGTGAAATTCCTTTACCATCAGTTCCATTTGAACCCGTTATGCCTAGTGAATCAGCTGTCCAACCATTATATGCTTGAGCATTACCATCTGTATAAAATCTTATTCTATAACCTACTGAACTATCCCACATATTTAAAGTTCCACCATCATTCCACATTTCGTGTACAGCACCGCTATCTGTATCAACCAGAACAATACCAGAATGTTGAGAACCTTTTACCATTAAAAAGTTATTTACACCAGCAGAAGAAACTGGATCAGCACCAATACCAACACGATTTAAAGAGCCATGTATGTGCATTCTTACATCATTATTTGTGTGAAATTCTAATGGAAGAGCATCTCTATTAACAAAATAAGAATGGTTTGTATCTACACCTATAATTACACCTTGTGAATCTAAATTTTGATTTGCTCTTGCAATAGATATATACGCTTGGTTATTAGTTCCTTTTACTCCTAAATTATATCCACTAGCAGAACCGTAAGTAGAGGATGTTGCATTAACTAATAATTGTCCACCAGTAGTTAATCTCATTACACTAGTTCCAGCAGCATACGAATACCAGTTTAAATTTCTACTTGTTTGGTTTACTATTTGCCAATCTAACGTCTTATTTCCATATAAAAGTATGCCGCCATCTTGGGATTGACCTCTATTAATTCGTAAATAATATGCCGCATTATCATTATCTGAATTTAACCAAATATCACCAGTCACATCTAATTTTCCCTCTGGTGCTATACTCCCCATTCCTATACGTCCATTGTAGTCAATCATCATTCTGGTTTTAGAACCAGTTGCATAACTATCTGTTGTAGCAAAATACATTTTAGTTCCATAGCTACCATCTGATCTGGTATATATACCAGCATTTGAAGAGGTACCATCACCACTATCACTAGCACCAAATGTTATTGCACTACCAAAATGATCGGTACCACTTCCTGGATCAAGATGTAAAGAACCAGTTGTTGTTCCAGGTGTAGTTTCATTCCAGTTAGCTGAACCACCCTCAATCCAAGTTGGTTGAAGGTTATAATTTATAGCTGTTGTAGCTTGTAATTTAACAACATTATTAACTCTTAATTCTGTGTAAGTGTCCTTAATAACTCTAACTGCCCAATTCCCATCTGAATCTAAAATACCAATGTTAGGTGTTGAATTGCCATTATCACCATAAAAATAACCTACTCTTGCACCATCTGTTTGATGAAATTCTATTCCAGTATAATTTGATGCTCCAGCAGAGATATGTATGTAACCATTTGAAACTAATCTAGCTTGACCAGTTGTTGTGCCTCTAAATTGGTATGTGTCATTACTACCTATATACAATTCATCACCAGCACCAACTTTTATTTGCATAGCATTTGTACCAGCATCCACAAATGTTAAAGAGGTATCATTACTTGTAATCTTACATGGGGTTTGAAAATGTGCATTTCCATCATTATTTATTGATGCTACATTACCAACTCCAACTTTTCTAAAAATCCAACCTCTACCAGCACTATCATTCATTGTAAAATAAGTTGCCCAATCTTGAGTTACATATCCGAATGTGCCATAAGTTGCTGTTTGTTGGAACATCATTCCGTAAGTAGGTTCGCCACTACTAGCACCACCATATAATGAAATACCTTTGCCATCAGTTCCATTCGTGCCAGATACACCAATTGATGTCGCTGTTAAATTTCCTGTAATAGTTGTGTTCTTGTCTATACTAACACTTGTCTGTGCGTGTAATTCAAGGTTACCAACTGTGTGGCTATAACCTACCCATGCTGCATTATTTGCAGCAGCGTCACCGAACATATAGTAAGCATCTGCTGTGCTTGATTGTTGTACTATTGATCTTGTTGTTCCTTTTACATGTAGAAATGTTGTTGCGTCATAAGGAGATCCGGTAGTTCCTGAACCTAATACTACACTTCCTGCAAAAGTTGAGACTCCAGAACTGTCTATACGCATTCTTTCTGCTGGTGCTGATGCAACACCAGAACTAACATTAAATGTCATATAAGGATTAAAAGAACCACCATCTCTTACTACAGCTATTTCTCCTCCATTACCACTTGTGTTAGCAACTTCAAAAATCATTTTTACACCATCTGTAGTACTTCCATTAGCATTTGATAGCTTTAATAAAGGTTCTGTTGTAGATGCAGTATTCTTTTGTATTCTAACTAAACCTGAACTGTTTATACGCATTTTTTCTGAACCACCTGTAGAAAAAGCAATAGTATCAGCAACACCTGCAGGTTGAAACATTCCTGTGTTTGTATCACCATTAAAACTATATGCAGGATTTCCTTCAGTTCTCCCACTGTTAACAAGTTGAATATAAGGGGTATGACTATTTCCAGTAAATTGTATATCCCCATTAGATGTTATACGCATTCTTTCTCCATAACCACCTGCACCTCTTGTTATAAAACATAAATCTCCATAATCATTAGTGTGGTCAGTATATTGTAATCCCATACCACCACTCGAAGCACCACCATCTGAATCGGTAAAATTAATAAGTGAATAATTATTATTTGTTGTATCTGTATTTGTTAAATATAATTTAAAAGAAGCATCATTACCATTACTTGTAGTTGAAGAAGCGGCTGTAACTTGTAATTTGCCATCAGGCGAATCAGTCCCTATTCCTAACCTTCCTTGCCAATTAAGTCGCATTGTTTCTGATGCGGTACCTCCACTAACATTTCCAGTAGCACCAAATATTACATTACTTTGCTGTCCATCAGAGAATATCCTAGTGTTTCCATCTGTATTGGTTATTCTAGTTCTATATTGATTCCCATTTGCAAAACTTATTCTTGTTTCTTGCAATACATCTAATTTAGCACCAGGTGAAGTTAATCCAATTCCGACGTTCCCAGAATTGTTTATACGCATTCTTTCTGAACCTCCTGCATACATTGTTTGAAAAACATAACTTGCAGCTCCTACTAATCTTTGTTCTCCTGTACTTGAATTATAAGTTAAACCTCCTACAAGACCTGACCCATCTAAAGTTTTAAAACCCATTACTCCAACCCCAGTACCTTTGATTTGTATAACAGGTGCTGTGTCTTCTACTTCTAATGCTGTACCGTATATTGTCCCTGAAGAGTAAATATTTCTCCAAGCTAAAGATGTGCTATGACCTATATCGTATGCGTTATGAGTAGCAGGATAAACTTTACCGTTTACATCAATATTCATAACGTGGGTTCCAGCAGCGTGAAACTTTAAATTTTGACCAGTACTGAATAAATTTGCGTTTAATTCTATATCACCTGCAAAAGTTGAATCATTAGTTGAGAAAGTTATTGGGCCATTACCTATAGTTTTAGCACCTGTAAATTTAGTAACATAATTAGCATCACCAGACCCACTTATATCACCATTAGCATCTATCCATTCTGTTGCAGATCCTGTAGAAGATAATATCTGTCCAGAAGTTCCAGCCGCATCACTTCCATCATATAATTCGTTTGTTATTTTTATACCCTGTTCGGCATCTATTTGGGACTTAAATTTTTGGGACATAAAACTTTGCTTTGTGCAAAGATACTAAATTATCCAATCTTCTTGATCAAGACTCTGTAATCACCGTCTGTAACTGTAGCTGCAAAGGCAACTGTTATTGTGTTTACTGTGGCTCTTGTTATATCAACGAATATAGTATCGTAGTTAGTAGTATGATAAACCTCAACTATAACATCTCTGCTATTTAAAGAATGCGTAACAGTATAAGTATTTGTAGCTTTAGCAACATTACTATCTGTAGCATTTAAGTCAACAACAAACTCTCTGTCTGTAGGGACTTCAATAGTCTTAGAAACTAATCCTGTAACATGTCCGTAAGTATCTAGAGTTACATCTTGAATAACTGTATTACCTGAATTATCTACTGAAGCCTGTGATGAGGTGTCATCGTGATTAATTGTTATTGTATCTGAACTAGCTGTCGCTTCTGTTGTTATACCATTTCCACCTGCAATAGTTAAAGTGTCTGTAGCACTATCTGCAACAGCACTATTAGTATCTCCAGAAACAGTTTTAAAAGCATTTAAGACAACCGTACCTGACTCGTCTGGTAAAGATATAGTTCTATCTGCTGTAGGATCTATAACAGTTAGTTTTGTTTCAAAGTCATCGGCTGTTGTCCCTTCAAACAATATTGTACTGTTTTCTACAACCTGTACCGTTTCGTCTAAAATAGTTTGTGTTCCATCTACAACTAAGTTCTTAACTGTTAAGGTTTGTGAGTTGGGATTATAAGAAAGTTTGTCAGCTGCACTACCATCTATATTTAAAGCAACATCTCCTGCAGCTGAAACAAAAGTCGGATAGTATGCTGCATCTGTAGTTATTGCAGTGACATCTACACTATCGTTTTCTGGCATAGTAATATTAGTAGTTTCTACACCTGTTATGTGACCTCTAGCGTTTGAAGTAACTCCAGTAATAACATCAAAATTAGCTCCGAAATCAGGAGTCAATGCAGTCCCTGTAGTATTAGTTCTAGTTACATCGTCGTGATTTATTGTTATTGTGTCAGTATCACTTCCAACAGAACTTAACTCAGTGCCTCCTGCAATAGTTAATGTATTACCATCTGATATTGTTTGATCATCTCCTGTATCACCTGCCACGATGAAGTCTTCCATAAACCTACCATCAATATCTACAGTATATGTTCCTCCTGAACTGGTTGTAAATGTAATTACACCATCAGAAGTATTAAAAGAAGCCGAAACAGTTGCATCTGCTATTACAAAAGCTGTTCCATCGTGATACTTTAGTTTATTTACACCAGTACTTGAATCTAAATAAATCTGACCTTTACCTGCAGTTGGTGCTGATGAAGTTACATGTATTTTAGCATTTAATAACTGATTGTCATCAAGATTAATATTATTTAAAAACGGTATAGCCATAATCTTTTAGTTTAAATATACTTTACCAGACTCATCTCCAGCAAAACTTATTGTTAAATTGTTATTATCCACATAAGTAACATCTCCATAACCTTTTTGTCCTGTAGACAAAACTATTGTAGCTGCTGGAAACTTATTCATATTATGATTAATTTGCCAAGGATTTTTTGCTTGACTTATTGTTTCACTAAAAAACTTGTCGTTACTAGCAGCAACATCATACTGAAGCAAATATACTAAATATTCCTCTTCGTCTTCGATAGCTCCTATTGAGTTTACAGAAGATAATGATACATTAAAAAATGTATTATCGTTAGAGTCTATAGTTGAAGTCGTCCAATCATAAATACCTAAAACAGAAACGTCAGATGCTTTTTGTATTATAACTCTTGATCCTTCTAAAAACTCATATATTGAACTTATGTTTGTACCGAGAGTATCAAACTTACTAAACACTATACTTGATATATCAGAAAAGTTTTTTGAAACTACATTTTCGTTTAAAGATATTGTTCCTGTTGTTTTTTCTGCAGAAGTTCCTTTGAAAACAAACCTAGAAGTGTTTGATTGTATTCTTCCACTAGAATTTAAAAAATCAGCTATTTTTTCAAAAGAATAATTTCTTGTTATTGATCCTGTTGAATCAGAACCAATTACTTTATCATCTTTTGTAATTATAGTGTCTAAAGGATATACGTTTATAGATGCCATATATAAATAATACTTATCTGCAAAGATAAGATTTTAATAGGTTTAATTATCTACCTTGACCTATGTACTTTTTCTTATATTTAACCTGACCTTTAGAAGCGTTTTTAGAATGACACCCTGGTCTTTTTGTTTTTTTTGGTCTAACGTACATTATTTTTTAAATAAGCTTGTCGCTTTTTCAGTTGTCCTTCCACCAAAATAAGCCAAAACAACACTCATCATTACTTTTTCAAATGTATCATTCCAAGTTTCACCTATATGAAAAGGTATTGATTCAACGCTGTCTAATATTCCAGCTAATGAAAATATAACGATACACCATACTAAAACTAATGGACGTACATTCTTCGAAAGCCACGAATCGCTCATCGAGTCAGCTTTCCATCTTGAAGTAACAGCTTCCATTTCTTTATTCTGTTGTTCAAATATAAGTTGTTGTAATTTTATTTTTTCTTCACCACTAACATCTGATTTGCCTATAGCAGCTATAGCATCAGCAGGTGAACTTACCCCACTTAAAACCTTTCCTAATGTTGGATTTATTATTGAAGCTGCTCCAAACAATAGTTTTCCTACAGTAGAGTCTTTAAATTTCTTTTTATCTGACATAAGGCAAATATAACTAAAAACTTAAATGACTTTATAAGCTGTTTTTCCATTGTTTTTATATGCTTTCAAACATCTTTTTCTATTTGAATCACCATCAACATAACTTACATGTACCCAGTCAGGGTTTTCATCAGTACCAAATTCCCATATAAGCTGATCGAAGTCTAAAGTTTCTTTAATGTAATTATACATCTCAGCGTTTGTCATATAGCCATAGGTGTCATCCAGGTCAATCGCTCTTCCCTGGCAATGCTGTGATCGGCTCGACCCCCCAATCGCTTGATTCAATTTTTCAACCCTCATAAACGAGTTTATTTTTATTGGACCATTTGCTACTTTTCTTAGAGGTTCAAATATTTTTTCTGCAATCAACTCCATATTCTGTAATTGATACTCGTCTGGAGTATTGTCTATTCCTAACCTTAATGCTGTTGTACTTCTAATACCTTCTTTGTAGCTAATGTGTTCGCTTATTTTTTTCATAATTTAAATTTACCTCCTATTGTTATTGAATATGTCAAAGGAAATTCATTTGTGCTTTTTGCTACATTAAAACCTAAATTAGCTCTAAAGTTTTTACTTATTGCAAAATCAAAATTTGAACCACCTACAAACAAAACATCTTTATTAAATACAAAACCACTATCTAAACTACTATAACTAATTGGTGTTAATGCAGTAGCTAACATTGGTGATACTGTAAATCTTTTCAAAGATATGGGTTTTAATCCAAAAAAAACTAGAGAAGGCATTATGTTATATTCTCCTTTACTATATAGAATATTGTTAGATATTGAGAATCCACCAACCACTCCTTTCCATTTATTTTCTTTTTGACCAATATATACATTACTAATTCCAGTTGATAAGTTATATACCCCATACATGTACATTAATCCTACTGTAATAGTTTGTGCATTTGCAATACTTCCTTTATCATAGAAATGTCCAAAGACATATTCCTTTCCGTCTTCTTTAATAATTACAGGAACTTTTTTATCGTATCTATAAAACACATGACCTCTTGAACCACTCAAACTTATCTGCTTAAGGTTGTCCCATAGCATCATGTTAGCAGAGTAATTAAACTCTCCGCTTATAGATGATTGAGCAAAACCAAAACTTACAACTTGATTAGCAGCACCATCTAAGCCAGACATACGCATTACATTAGCAGATATAATTATAGGATTTGTATTCTTTTTTTTCTTTTCTTCTTCCTCCTCCTCCTCATCTTCTTCTTCAGATTCTTCTTCAGATTCTTCTTCCTCCTCCTCTTCTTTTTCTTCTTCTTCTTCTTTTTGCTCTTCTTCTTCAGAGTCATCGTTACCTTCGTCTGAATCATCAGAGTCATCATCACCTCCGTTGTCATCACTATCTCCCCCATCAGAGTCATCACTATCACCACCTCCATCATCTGAATCACCACCTCCGTCATCGGATCCCCCTCCAGAATCTCCAGAATCTCCAGAATCTCCACTATTATCACTTCCTCTATCACCAGAATTATCTGAAGATCCTCCACTTGAATCAGATCCACTATTAGTGTTTGAAGTAGATGTCTGTGTTGTTGTTTGTGTTGTTTGAGCTGTAGAGCATGCAGATAATGCGTACCACCACGCATAGGTTTGTTCCATCCATGTCCTTAAAGCTCCATTGTAAAAATCGTTTGATGTAAATGTTTTTGTTCTATTATAAAAAGAAACAGTAGTATATCCCTGCATTTGTATGCTTACTGTTTTTATTTCTCCGGTACACCTGTCTGAAAATGTCTGTACAAGAACTTGCGAATATACGCTAGATGATATTAGCAGCATAAACACTAAAAGTCTCATTAATGATCAAATATTTTTTTTCTGATCATTCTTTTAACAAC